CCCCCCTGCAAAATCTGCAGGGTGCAGATCTTTCATCCAACCCAAGTAACCAACTAGAAGTTAGAGATATAGAAGAAACTTCGTTTCTTCCACCGCGCCGTCCGGCACGGTCTGATCCCGGCGAAGCCGAGGAGATCTCTTCGAGGCCGGGTGCCAAGGGCTGGGGTGCGGTCCGCGGTCCGCGCCAGGGCGGTCGGAAGAAGACCCGCAGGCAGCAGGCCGAGGAAGCCGCCCAGGCGGAACGGGAACTCGACCCGGCGTACGTCGTGGCCCAGGCTCTCGACGAGAGCGGACCAGGGGAGGCCGTGTACGGCGATCCTGACGCCCCGGACGCTCCCGCCGGCCCTCCGGTCCACCGACCTCGCGAGAAGCGCTCCAAGCGGCCGTCGGAGGAACTGGCGCTCTTCTTCGAGAAGCGGGCCGAGGAGGTGGGCCACCCGGTACCCGGTCCGGTCAACCTCGGAGCCCTCGCCGGCAACTTCGGACGGTGGATGCGAGAGGGCACGGAACGCGAGGCGATCCGGCAGATGATCATCACCTACTGGTCCGTCACCTGGAACCGGTCGGAGAACGTCCCGGCTTGGAAGGACTTCCTCGCCACCCGCGGTCTGCTGACCGAACGCCGGGGCAAGGCCGAGAAGGTCAACGAGATCGAGAAGCACCGGTACGACGAGGACTACTGGTCCTGACCGACCCGGAGGGGCGGGCTGCTACGGCGGTCCGCCCCTTCCTCGTTTGTGAAACGTTCCGCAAACGCGTAATCGGAAAGGCGTAACTGTGGTAGCCTCCTGAGCGTTGAACCACCACCACACGAGGAGGCCACCTTGGCGACCGACCCCCGGGTCCACGCCCTGCGCATGGGCGAGTACCAGATCCCGAAGCGGTTGAGAGGGCTTCGGCTTAATACCTCGGACTCCTCGTGGAAGGGCGCCTGCGAGGAGTTCGTGAAGCACCTCCGGGACCACTACGTCACCGACAAGCGGCCCCTGGACCAGTACCCCGAGGACTGGAGCCAGATCGGCAAGGGCCTGCTGTTCCTGGGCCCTCCCGGCACCGGCAAGACCTCCCTGGCCACCGCCACGCTCCTGGAGTGCTACTTCACCCAGCGCGTCCCCGTGTACTTCCTGGCGTACGCCGACTACGTCTCCATGTCGATCGAGCAGATGAGCCTGTCCGACCGCAAGGAGCCCGAGGCCATCGCCCGGTGGTGGCAGATCGAGGACGCCCTGAACTCCGCCCGCACGGCGCCCGTGCTGCTCCTCGACGACGTCGGCAAGGAGCATCGCACCAAGTCCGGCTACGCGGAGAACGAACTGGACGTGCTGCTGCGCCTGCGGCACCGCGAGGGGCGCCCCACGCTCATCACCTCCAACGTCCCGCCGAAGGACTGGGGCGTGATCTACCACGAGTCCATGGGCTCCTTCATCCAGGAGTCCTTCACGATGATCAAGATGGTTGGGAGCGACCGCCGTGCAGCGTGAACTGTTGACTTCCTACAACGGGCTTAATACCCGGCTCCGCAGGGCGGAGCGCACCTGATGGAACGGGGCGACATCTCCAACGAGGTCGTCCCCCGCCTGGTCATCGCGTACGAGGGCATGCTCGGGATCCTCCCCGAGAAGCCAGAGCGCGTGCACGAGCTGGTGGCCCGCAAGTTCGGGCGCCGCCAGCACATAGCCAAGCGGACTGTGGACGCGTACGAGATCAACGACAGGCTGGCCCGGGTCATCTGGGACACCGTCTGGCGGTTCCGCTACTCGGTCGACGTCGTCACCTACCTGGGAGACGACGCCGCAGGGCCCCTGGAGGCCCGCCTGGACGCCGAAGGGCTTCCCATCGGCCGGGTGTGGGCCACGACCCCCGAGCGGCTGGCACGGCGCCTCCCATACATGCCGGACGTCGCCGCGATCTTCGACAACGAACACCACCTGATCTACGGCAGCAAGGGCCGCGCCCTGCCTGCTGCCCCCACCACCCTCATAGGAGCGTTGTAGTGGCGGACTTCGAGCGCCTGCTCGTGTCCCGCGTCATCCAGGACAAGGACCTGGCCGACGTCGCGGACGCAGGCATCACGGCAGACTTCTTCGGCGACCCCGGCAACAAGGCCGTCTTCAAGGCGATCCTGCGGCACAAGGCCACCTACGGCGAGGTCCCCTCCCTCGCGACCATCAAGACGGACTTCCCCACGTACCGGTTCGTCAAGGTCGAGGACAGCATGCAGGTGCTGACCGACCGGCTGCGCGAGCAGCACACCCTGGACCTGCTGGAGCAGGGCCTGGCCGACTCGGTCGACGCCCACGAGGAAGGCAACGCGCTGGCCGCCATGGCGGCCCTGCACAAGACCCTCGCGGACATCGCCTCAGCGGTCCCCAACGCCCGCGACACCGACCTGACCGAGACCGGCCAGGCGCGTCTTGCGCGGTACCTCACGCTCAAGGACCTGCCCGACGGGCTCCGCGGCATACCCACCGGTTTCCACACCATCGACCGGGCCACCCAGGGCCTCCAGAAGGAGCAACTGGTCACCTTCGTCGGCCCTCCGAAGGCCGGCAAGTCGACGCTGTTGTTGTTGGCCGCCATGGCTGCCCACCTGCACGGCGAGCGCCCGCTGTTCATCGGCTTCGAGATGAGCAACGAGGAGCAGGAGGAACGTTTCGACGCCATCCGTGCGGGGATTTCCCACGCCCGGCTGAGGAACGGAACGCTCAAGAAGGCCGAGTGGGACAAACTCGAAAGGGCTCTGCGGGAACTGGAGGCTATGCCCTCGTTCTTCCTGTCCTCGGACTCCATGAATGCAACGACGCTTACCGGTGTGCAGTCGAAGATCGACCACATTCGGCCGACGATCGTATTCGTGGACGGCATCTACATGATGCAGGACGAACTCGGCGAGGCTCAGGGATCCAGCCAGGCGCTTACCAACCTCACCCGAGGATTCAAGCGTATGGCGAAGAACCTGCAACTCCCGATCGTCATTTCCACGCAGGTCCTGGAATGGAAGATGAACAAGAAGAAGGGCATCACTTCCGACTCGATCGGATATTCGTCCTCCTTCGCCCAGGACTCCGACGTGATTCTCGGTGTCGAATCCACGGACGACGCGAACATCAACAAGATCAAGGTAGTGCTGGCCCGTAACTGCCCGCCCCTGGAGACCTACTGCCAGTGGGACTGGGAGACCGGCAAGTTCGAGGAACTGAACGAGGACCCGTTCGCCATGGACGAGATGAACACCGATGGCTATGTCGGCGCCTCCTTCTGAGCCCCGGCTGGTGGTCCTCGCCGGGAACTACCGGGAGTTCCTTTTCTGGTGCCGGGAGAACAACCGTAATCCCCGTGACCGAAATCTGATCTACGCCAGAGAATTGCACCACATCCGGGGCCTCGGGAAAATCAAGTTTGTCACCTATGGAACCTGGGCCCAGCGGGGACCGCGAGCATGGGAAATGTACGACTACCTGAAATACTTGGAGAGGAGAGAGCAGTGCCCAGAGCAAAAGCCGGATGGGACGCCATCGGTAATCCCGTCCCCGGAAACGTGACCGCCTGCCTCGACACCCTCGGCCTGGACTACAAAGTCCAGGGTGACGAAATACACATGCCGTGCCCCATGCATGAGGCGCGCACCGGAAAGAAAGACGCCCACCCATCCTTCTCCATAAACTTCGACGAAGGCTATTTCAACTGCTTCTCCTGCGGATACCGGGGGGCTTTCTGGGTCCTCGTCCGCGACGTCCTCGAACTCGATGCCTCCGAGGCCAAGAACTGGGTCCGGCGCCGCGGCGGGGCGGAGCGCGTCCGCAAGTACCTGGAGAAGCGGAAGGAGCAGCAGCGCCCCAGCCAGGTCGACACGACCAAGCAGATCAATGAGGCGTCGCTGGCTCTGTACACCACGCCCCCGCTGACTCCCTGCGCCGAGCGGTTCTTCCTGCCGGAGGACGCCGAGGCGTGCGGGGTGCTGTGGGACCCGGCCCGGGACATGTGGATCATCCCGGTCCGCGACCCCGACACCGGGATGCTGTGGGGCTGGCAGGAGAAGAACAAGCGGTACTTCCGCAACCGGCCACCCGGCATGGCCAAGAGCAAGACCCTGTTCGGGCTGCACACCTACGACGACGACGTGGCCGTGCTGGTCGAGTCGCCGCTGGACGTGGCCCGGCTGTGGACCTGCGGGATTCGGGGAGGCCTGGCCTCCTACGGCGCTGGAGTCTCCGACGCGCAGATGTCCCTGATCCGCGACCACTTCGACACCGTCGTCATCGCCCTGGACAACGACGACGCCGGCGCCGAGGCGTGCAAGCGCCTGCTGAAGGAGTGGACCGGTAGGGGCCTGACCCTCAAGTTCCTCGACTACTCGGTCACCTCCGCCAAGGACCCCGGAGACATGACCGCCGACCAACTCAAGGCCGCGGTACGCGGCGCCTACTCATCCGTCGTCGCCCGCTTCTAGGAGAGCACCATGACCCGGCTTAATACCTGCCCCCACAGCGGGGGCCACCGATGAACGCACCCGAGGGATACGAGCACCTGGGGCAGGAGTTCTGGGACCGCGTCGAACCGGACCCGGACTCGGGCTGCTTCATCTTCCAGTCCACCGCGACGCGGCCGTTCTACCGGGGCAAGACCCTGCTGTCCTTCCTGACCGGCGGTGACGGCCGCCAGAAGCACCGGGCATGTCGGCGCCGGATGTGCGCGAACCCCGACCACATCCAGGACGGGCACTTCAACATGGGCACGCCCTACGCCAAGCGCCCGCGCACCTCGCGCCAGTTCGACCGGCAGTACTCGCAGTGCTGAGCGTCGACCTGTTCGGCTACCAGGAGGAGGCGGTGGACCGTGCCGTGGAGCGCGGTTCCCTCCTGATTGCGTACGAGATGGGCCTGGGCAAGACCGTCATCGCCTTGGCCGCCATCGAGGAGCTGCTGGCACTGGGTTCCGTCGAGACCGCCGTCATCGTGGTGCCGGCGAACCTGAAGTACCAGTGGGCCAAGTCCATCGCCAAGCTGACCGACGTGCCCACGCGTACGGTCACGGTGCGCGAGGACGGACTGAAGCAGGAGATCACTGTCCCGACGGAGGAGTACTGCATCCTGATCGACGGCGACGCCAAGAAGCGCGCCGGCCTGTACGCCAAGGTCAAGACGCATCGCCCGGATTACGTGATCCTCGGCTACGAGAACGTCGTCAACGACTGGCAGTACGTCCGTCGGATCCGGCCGGAGTGCATCGTCCTCGACGAGTGCACGGCGATCAAGACGTTCCGGGCCCAGCGGACAAGGAAGATCAAGCGGCTCACGGCCGCCTATCGGTTCGGCATGACCGGCACCCCGGTGGAGAACGGGAAGCCGGAGGAGTTGTTCTCGATCATGCAGTGGGTCGACGGCGAGGTCCTGGGACGCTTCGACCTGTTCGACCGCACCTACATCGTGCGCAACAAGTTCGGGGGCGTGCAGAACTACAGGAACCTGCCGGTGCTGCACGCCAAGCTGGCCGGCGTGATGGTCCGCAAGACGCGGCTGGACGAGGACGTCCGGCCGTTCCTGCCAGAGGTGCAGGAGTCCGTCATCCCGGTCTCCATGGACCCCAAGACGAAGAAGGCCTACAAGACCATCTCCGCGGACCTGCTGGCCGAGCTGCGGGCGCTGGGCCCCAACACCTCGGACTTCGATCTGTTCGCCCACTACCACGGAGGGGAGACCCCGAACGAGAACAGCCAGCAGGGCAAGATCATGTCTCGCATGCAGGCGCTCGACATGCTTCTGAACCACCCGGATCTGATCATTCAGTCCGGGCAGCAGTATGAGGAGAGCCGGGAGGCGCGCTCGCGCGGCGCCGAGAAGAAGACGTGGCCGGGCTCGAAGTACGCCTACGAGGTGTGGCAGAGCGGGATCCTGGACGACGTCACCACGTCCCCGAAACTGGACGCCGTGGCGCTGGCGATCGAGGACATCCTGGCGGTGCCCGGCAACAAGGTGATCGTCTTCAGCGTCAACCCGGACATGCTCGACCTGATCGGGGACAGGCTGCCGGAGGGATCGTTCGTCACGTACACCGGACGCATGTCCTCGGCGGCCAAGGCCTATGCCGCCCAGCGGTTCGAGTCCGACGAACAGTGCCGGGTGTTCCTGTCCAGCCACGCCGGCGCCTTCGGCACCGACCTGTACATGGCCAACTACCTGATCAACTACGACCTGGCTTGGAGCGCAGGCAAGCAAGATCAGATCAACGCCCGGCACAACCGAGCGAGCAGCGAGTTCGAGGACATCTACATCCTGAACGCCATCACCTCGGGCACCACGGAGCCACGCAAGCTGGCGATGTTGGCGCACAAGCGGCGGGTCGGCTCGGCCATCACGGACGGGCGCGGAGCGGACGAGAAGGGGCGCATCGAGAACGACGTCATGACCCTGACGCAGTGCCTGGAGGCGTAACTTTCAGGATCCCATGCAGGACGTCGAGTGGTTGTAAAGCACTTCCGACATGTCACTATCGAAGCATGCGAGAAGACCCACTCGACGTCCTGCTCCGTGAGGGGCTGGAGGACGTCGTACGCCCACCGGAAGAGCGGGAGGACTGGGACCTGACCCCGGTCCGCCTGGTGCTCCGTGGTGCTGTCGTCGACCGCTGGTAGCGGCCGTAAAGCGATCTAAACGTACTGCTTGACAAGCGATAATTGCTCTCCGTAGAGTCGCCCTCTGGAGCACCACTCGAACAGAGGACCGAACAACTACGACGGGAGCCACACAATGACCACCATCGCTGAAGCGCTCGGCATCTGCTGGAACGCCGGCCCCAAGGGCGACCCGGCCGAGTACCGCCTCACCTACCACGCGCAGCAGCAGGCGCGAGCCAAGGGCTGGTCCGCCCAGGAGATCCTGGAAGCCGCCAACAGCCCCCAGCACACCTACCCCTCCAGCCGGCACCCCGGCCAGATGCGGCACGTCCGAGGCGACATCGTCGCCGTCGTCGACCCCGCGGCCCAGCGCATCGTCACCGTCTACAAGGACGTCGAGGAGACCAGCCTGCGCGCCGACCAGACCGACCAGGGCGCCCGGCTCTACGCCACCCGCACCACCCGGCTCGGGCAGTCGATCCACGTCCAGGTCGACGAGATCACGTACTGAGAAACGCGTAATCCATATGGACTTCTTCAAACGCGTAATGGTAGAGTCGACCCTGCTCAGCCCACCTACTACGTAGAAAGAGAGCCCCCGCTCTATGGCTACCGTGCAGAGACGAGCAACCCAGCGAACCGAACGCCCCATCTCCCTCAACCAGGGAGCGCCCTGGGAGAAGACGAGACAGTTCCTGGCCCTGAAGTTCCAGGAAGCGGACATCGTCACCCGCAAGAACAAGTTGCGGGACGAGGTGAGCGCCCACGTCGACTCGACCGGAGAGGTCGACGAGAAGGGCAGCAAGTTCTGGAAGTTGGACCCGCCCATCGAGGTCAACGGCCAGACGTTCACCGAGGTCAAGCGCGAGCGCCGCGTCTCCCAGTCCCTCGACGAGGAGAAGGCCGAGACCCTGGCCACCGCCAAGGGCGTCCGCGATCGCCTCTTCCGCGTCGTCGAGATGGAGGTCCTGGACCAGGACGAGTTGTACGTCCTCAACCAGGAAGGCGTCATCAGCGATGACGAACTCGACTCCCTCTGGGTCGAGAACGTGTCCTTCGCATTCAAGCCCATCCGCGGCTGACAGGAGCCACCACATGTCCACGCTCGCCAGCACCATCGACGACCAGTTCGCCGCCATCGGCCAGCAGTACTACCCCGGATCGACGCGCCCCCTGGTACGTCACCACAACCGTCTTAATACCGAGACCGCCCCGTCGGCGGTCGACCCCGGAGCATGGGACGCCAAGCCCCGCAAGTACGTGGTGGGCGGAGTCGAGACGGAGTTCTTCACCGTCGGCGACCTCGCCACCGCGCTCGGCCGGCGACCCGTGACCATCCGGAAGTGGGAGCGCGAGGGGATCATCCCGAAGAGCACCTACCAGTCCACGGGCAAGGACGGAGACGTACGCGGCCGACGCCGCCTGTACACCCGCGCCCAGGTCGAGGGCATGGTACGCATCGCGCACGAAGAGGGTGTCCTGGTCTCCCACCAGAAGCCCATCAAGGGCACCCAGTTCACCGCGCGGGTCATCGACCTTTTCAAGCGGCTGGCGGGCGACGAGTGAGGATCGTCAAGAGCCATAAGCACCACGTGTCTATGGGGAACTTCGAGTGGGTGGAGTTCGGCTACGAGGTCGACATCTCCACCGACGACTTCCCCAAGGCACGCACCCTGGACGATCTCGACAAGATCGCCGCGGACCAGATCGGCAAGGCCCTCTCGGCCGACATCGAGGAAGCCCGACTCAACACGGGCGAAGCCGCCTCGTACATCCATCTCTACCAGCAGGAGAACTGAATGCCCCGCACCCTGACCCGCCGCCGCACCGCCCGCGACACTGAGGCCTACTCCCCGGCCGACGAGCCGGAGGACGAGCACGGCTACACCGAGGAGGAGGACGAGGCGCCGGCCCGCGGCTCGCGCCGCGGCTCCCGACGACTTAATACCGAGGACGCCGACACGTCCTCCCGCCGCTCGCGCCGTCCCCAGGAAGACGACCAGGACGACGAGCCCGCCCCGAAGGTCGGCGGCAAGGGCTGGGGCTCCTACGAGAAGACCAAGCAGGCCAGCAGTGGCTTCCCGGACAACTTCAAGGCGAGCGGCGAGTCCGTCATCGTCCACTTCCTCGACGAGGAGCCGTTCCTGGTCTTCCTCCAGCACTGGATCGAGCGGTCCGGCAAGAAGTCCTTCACCTGCCTGGAGAAGAACTGCCCGCTGTGCGACGACGCCGGCGACAAGCCGTCCCAGCAGATCGCGTTCAACGTCATCGACTTCACCGACCCCGAGGACCCGCAGATCAAGGTCTGGCAGGTCGGCCCGATGGTCGCGGACATCCTGAAGAACTACAGCAAGGACAAGAAGACGGCCCCGATCAACCGGGACGACCTCTACTTCAGCGTCCGCCGCGAGACCAAGAACAAGAAGACCAACTACTACATCACCCCCGTCAAGGAGCGTGACCTCCTCGACGACTGGGACATCGAGCCCCTGGGTGAGGAGGAGTTGGAGGAGTTCGACGCCAAGGCCTACGACGAGAGCATCCTCCAGGTCACCCGGCGCAACGAACTCAAGACCCTGGTCCGCGAGATCCTGAACGACTAGCGGACCCCGGGGAGGCTCCAGCGCTGTCTGGGGCCTCCCCCTCAGCTTCCCCACCACACCACCAGGAGGCCGCCGTGGTCACCACACGCATCCACATCAACCAGCACCACATCCGGGCGAACAGGAAGGCCGACGCGTCCCCTGACGAGCGCCTGCCGGTCATCACCGCCAAGGACTACAAGCAGAACCGCAAGGGCAACGACGTCGCCATCCTCGACGAGGCCGGCCGCGTTGTCGCCCGCGTCGTCTACCGCCCGGACCAGCCGCTCGACTGCGGCGCGCACGTCTGGATCGAAACCGCCCACGAGGTCGTCGTCCGATGAAGATCCGCAACTCCGTCATCCTGACCCCTGACCGTCTTAATACCGTGGTCGAGCGCTTCATGGAGCGCCCGGCCTTCGCATTCGACATCGAGACGTTCGGCGCCAACAGGAACGTCCCGACGCAGAACGTCGCCAACTGGCTGTCCCTGGCCGCCGACGGCATGGCCTACGCCATCCCCTTCGGCCACCCCAACGGCGACGTCCTGATCAGCAAGGCCACCCGCAAGAAGAACCGCCTGACCGGCAAGTTCGACGCCATCGCAGCCGTCTACGACGCCCCGCCGGAGCAGATGCTGCCCAGCGAGGTGTTCAGCATCCTGCGCCCGCTGTTCTTCGCCGAAGACAAGATCAAGATCGCACACAACGCCACGTTCGACCTGATCAGCACGGCGAAGTACTGGGGCGAGATCGCACCGCCGGAGTACTCGGACACCATCGTGTTGCAGTGGCTCTTGGACGAAAATATGAAGCAAAAAGGCCTGAAGGAGTTGATCAAGCGCTACTACAAGGTCGACTACGACCAGGAGGGCGTCGGCAAGCAGGTCGAGGCCCACCCCTTCAGCAAGGTCGCGCACTACGCGTACATGGACTCCAAGTACACCTGGCTGCTCTGGAAGCGCTACCAGAAGCAGATCCAGGAGCAGAGCCTGACCCACGTCCGGCGCCTGGAGGAGGACGTCCTGGGCGTCCTGCTGGACATGGGCATCACCGGCGCACCGGTGGACGAGGACGCCATGCGCGAGCTGGTCCAGGACATGTCCGCCCGGCTAGTCGACATCGAGGCCGACATCTACCGCGCGGCCGGCAAGCAGTTCAACCTGAACGCCCCGGCTCAGAAGGCCGAGGTGCTGTACGCGCCCAAGAAGGAGGGCGGCCAGGGCCTCAAGCCCACCAAGCCGACCGACGGAGGGAAGAAGAAGAGAGACAGCGGCCAGACGCTGGAGTGGAAGGACTACAGCACCGACGCGGCGTCCCTGGAGAAGCACGAGAGCAACGCCGTCGTCCAGAAGCTGCTGGAGTACGCGGAAGTCTCGAAGCTGCTCGACTACCCGCTGTCCTACCTCGGTGTCGAGGGCGACCCGAAGAAGCCGTGCAGGATCTTCGACGGCCGCATCCACGCGGACTTCGTCCAGTACGGCACGGTCACCGGACGTTTCTCCTGCCGGGAACCCAACCTCCAGAACATCCCCCGCCCCGACACCGAGCTGGGCAAGAGGATCCGAGGCCTGTTCGTCGCGCCGGCCGGCTACAAGTTGGTCGTCGCGGACTACGGACAGATCGAACTCGTCGTCCTCGCGCACTTCATCGGCCGGGGTGACCTCTACAAGGGGTTCCACAACGGCGTCGACCCGCACTCGGCGACCGCCGCGGCCCTCATGGGGATCGACCCGCAGGAGTTCGTGCGCAGGGTCAAGGCCGGCGACCGCGAGTGCATCGACTTTAGGCAGGTCGCCAAGGGCATCAACTTCGCCGTCGTGTACGGCGCCGGCCCCGACAAGGTCGCCAGCATGGCGAAGATCTCCGTCAAGGAAGCCAAGCGCTTCATGGAGATGCACCAGAAGTTGTTCCCGGAGATCTACAAGTTCAAGGAGGAAGTGGTCAGGGTCTGCCGCTCGCGGCGACCGCCCTACATCCGCACCCTCCTCGGCCGCAAGCGCCGGCTGCCGCTCATCCTCTCGTCGAACAACGGCCTGCGGATGGGTGCCGAGCGCCAGGCCGTGAACTCCCTGATCCAGGGGAGCGCGGCCGACCTGATCAAGCTGGCAATGATCCGGCTTAACAACATCCTGCCGGACGACATTCGCCTGATTCTGTCCGTCCACGACGAACTCGTGGTCCTCGCTCCGGAAAACCGGGCCGAGGAAGCCGCAGTCCTGGTGAAGGAAGCCATGCTCGGCGAGGACATCCAGAAACTCCTGCGCGTCCCGCTCTCGTCGGACGTGAAAATCGTGGACCGCTGGTCGGAGGCAAAGTAATGGGAATCTTCAGCAGGAAGAACAGGGACGACGACCCCCTCGACGCGCTTAATACCGAGGGGGAAGACCTCCAGGTCGACATCTACACCCCGCAGATGCTCACCAAGCGGCTGGCCTGGGACATCGTGCCCTGCGGAGAGGTCGAGGGGCTGATCCCGCTCATGGGACTCACCCCAGACAGCAAGGACGTCTCCGACATGGAGCACGCCGCCAGCCACGACCGGATCGACGCGCTGACACCCCTGAAGGAAATGCTAGCGCTGCTCATTCCAATAGTTTCTGGCATTACCGCCTCGGCTATGCTGGTTAACTCCGGAAAATCCGTGGACGAGGAAACCGCTGCACTTCTTCAGCGGCATCATTCCGTCGTCGTCCGGGCCGGAGTGGTGGCGGTCCTCGCCAATCTCCTCGACATGGGAATCATCGAGTACGCGAACGGAGTGCAGTTCGGTGACGAACTTCTGGGCTAACAAACTGGGGGCGGCCCGACCGGCCGCCCCGGCCCCCGCCCCTGCGCAGCAGCAGCCTGGCGGGCCCTGGTGGTCGCCTCCGCAGCCGCAGCCCTACCCCCCGCAGCAGCCGGCCCAGCAGACAGTGCCACTTAATACCGAGGGCCGTGCACCGGCCCGCGCCATGGTGGCCAAGCAGGACACACACTGCCCGGACTGCGGCGGCTCGAACTACTTCCGCCCGGTCGGCCAGCCCAACGCCATGGCGCAGTGCTACGAGTGCGGCTACAACCCGCGCTTCCAGCAGACCACTGCTGGCCTGCCGTCCGGCAGCGGAGGAGACGGACCCGCCACGCCCGCCAAGCAGATCGCCTCCGGTGGTCTGGGCGGCCGGAGCAACTACAACCCGGGCGCGATCATCAAGGCCGACGGCTCGGTCTAGCGCCCCTCCTCCCTGTCGCATCACACGAAATGGAATCCCTGGTGACCTCCCTGCTCACTACTACCGGTGACATTGCAGATCCTTACCGTAGTTTCATAGCGAAAAGCCGGTACTCCCGCTGGCTCGAAGACGAGAACCGTCGCGAGACCTGGTCCGAGACCGTTGCCCGCTACGTGTCCTTCATGCTCGGCCAGTTGAAGGACAAGCACGGTTACATCCCCGACGCGGCCGTGGTCGACGAGATCCACGAGGCGATCCTCACGCACGAGGTCATGCCGTCCATGCGTGCCGTCATGACGGCCGGCGCCGCCCTGGACCGCTCGAACATCGCCGGCTTCAACTGTTCATATCTCCCGTTGAAGGACGCCCGCGCGCTGGACGAGCTGCTGTACGTCCTCATGAACGGCACGGGCGTCGGCTACTCGGTCGAGAAGCAGTACACCGACCAGTTGCCTGCGGTCCCGGACACCCTGCGCGCCGCGGCCGACGTGATCGTGGTCGAGGACTCCAAGGAGGGCTGGGGCTACGCGTTCCGGTCCCTGCTGGAGGGTCTGTGGCAGGGCGAGGTGCGGCAGTGGGACCTGTCCAAGGTGCGTCCGGCCGGGGCCCGGCTTAATACCTTCGGAGGGCGAGCCTCCGGCCCCGGTCCGCTGGACGACCTGTTCGCCTTCACCGTGCAGAAGTTCCACCAGGCCGCCGGTCGCAAGTTCCGGCCGATCGAGGTCCACGACATCGCCTGCAAGATCGCGTCCGTCGTGGTCGTCGGGGGTGTCCGCCGGTCCGCGATGATCAGCCTGAGCGACCTGGACGACCAGGAGATGGCGCAGGCGAAGAGCGGGGAGTGGTGGGTCGAGCACCCGTACCGCGCCCTGGCGAACAACTCGGCCGTCTACAGCGACGGCATGAGCCGTGAGGAGTTCAGCACGGAGTGGGACTCGCTGGTCGCCTCCGGCTCCGGTGAGCGTGGCATCTTCCACCGCGGCGCTGCCCAGCGTCAGGCCGCGAAGTACGGCCGCCGGGAGCAGGACACGGACTACGGGACCAACCCGTGTAGCGAGATAATTTTGCGCCCGTTCTCCTTCTGTAATCTCTCCGAGGTCGTCGTCCGTGAGACGGACACCCCCGAGACGCTGGCCCGCAAGGTGCACCTCGCGTCCGTCCTGGGCACGTGGCAGAGCACGCTGACGGACTTCCCGTACCTGCGCGACGAGTGGAAGCAGAACGCGGAGGAGGAGCGCCTGCTGGGCGTCAGCCTCACCGGCGTCTACGGCAACGTGTGGACCAACGGCACGATCAACCTGAAGGCCACCGAGGTGCTGCTGGCCGGCCTGCGTGAGGAGGTCGTCAACGCCAACAGGGCCGAGGCCGCCCGCATCGGTATCCCGGCCTCGGCCGCGACCACCTGCAACAAGCCCAGCGGCACTGTGTCCCAGTTGGTCGACTGCGAGTCCGGCCTGCACCAGAAGCACGCGAAGTTCTACAAGCGCCGGGTGCGGGTGGACAAGAAGGACCCTGTCGCGTTCGTGCTCACCGACGCCGGCGTGCCGCACGAGGAGGACTCCTACAACTCCTCCGCGTGGGTGTTCACCTTCCCGCAGCGGGCCGCCGCGGGGGCTCTCGTCCGTGAGGACGTGACGGCCGTCGAGCACCTGGAGGTGTGGCTGGCGTATCAGCGGTTCTGGTGCGAGCACAAGCCGTCGGTGACCATCTCCGTGCGCGAGAACGAGTGGGACGCGGTCGGCGAGTGGGTGTGGTCCCACCTGGACGAGATCTCCGGCGTCTCCTTTCTCCCGTACAGCGAGCACACGTATGTCCAGGCGCCGTATGAGGAGGTCACCGAGGAGGAGTACGAGGCGCTGACCGCGAAGACCTACCGCGTGGAGTGGTCGGACCTGGCGTTCTACGAGACGTACGACCAGACGACCGGCAGCCAGTCGCTGGCCTGCTCGGCGGACGGCGGGTGCGAGGACGTGGACCTGGTGAGCGCCTGATGTACCAGTACAACGCCGTCGTCACCGACGTGCACGACGGAGACACGATCACCGTCGACCTGGACCTCGGCCTGGACACCTGGCGGCACGACTTCCACGTGCGCCTGTACGGCGGCAACGCGCGGGAACTGAAGGACGTGGGCGGCGAGGAGGCACACGCCAACCTGTCCGCCCTCCTGCCCCTGGGCAGCCGGGTCGTCATCCGCTCGTACAAGGCCGGCCGTGACGTCGAGCCCGACAAGTACGGCGGCCGGTACCTGGCGTCGGTCACCCTGCCCGACGGGCGAGACCTCGCGACCCTGCTCATCGAGCAGCAGTGGCTGGCTCCGTGGGACGGCAAGGGTGCGCGCCCGCTACCGCCCTGGCCTCGCAAGATTCCTTAAAAGATCTTGCTCTGACTAGTTGATACATGAGTGGACCGGTAGTGCGGCACCGATTACGGTATTCGCACTACCGGTTCTTCATTACGCCTTCTCGACTACGGGATTGGAACCCACACCACATGCCCCTTAATACCTGCGCGGGTGGCCCCGACAAGGAAGCCCTCGCGCTCATCGCGAAGATCAACAAGGAGCACCCGGGCGCCGTGTGCTTCGCCTCCGAGATGCGCGTCGCCAAGCGCTTCACCTCCGGCTCCCTCTCCCTCGACATCGCCCTCGGCGGAGGCTGGCCGGGCAACCAATGGGTGGAGGTCATCGGCCGCGAGTCTCACGGCAAGACGGCCATCGTCTACAAGACGGTCGCGGCCAACCAGAAGCGCGACCCCAACTTCACCTGCCTGTGGATCGCGGCCGAGCACTACGACGTCGACCAGGCCGCGGCCCTCGGCGTCGACAACGAGCGCGTCCTGGTGGTCCCCACGCAGGCCATGGAGTTCGCCTACCAGACCATGCTCGACTTCGCCTCCAGCCGCTCCGTCGACATGATCGTCCTCGACTCCTACCCCGCGTTGATCGCGGATGAGGAGTCGGAGAAGGACATGGATGAGGCGACCATGGCACTGGGCGCCCGTCTCACCGGCAAGTTCTTCCGCAAGTCGGGCGCCGCGACGAAGCGCAGCATGACCGACCCCGACGACCGGCCGCTGCTCGGCATCGTCATCAACCAGTACCGCGACGCCATCGGGAAGTTCAGCCCGCACGGCACGCCGACCACGACCCCGGGCGGAAACGCCAAGAACTACGCCTACTACACCCGGGTCGAAGTCCGGCGCGACGAATGGATCCAGGAGTCCCGGCCCGGAAAGGGCAAGGTGAACGTGGGCCAGGTCATCAAGGTGAAGACCATCAAGAACAAGTCGGCGGCCCCGCAGCAGACCGCGACCGTCGACTTCTACTTCCGCTCGGCTCCCTTCCTGAATTTCGCTCGCGGTGACTACGACACCGTGAAGGAAATCATGATCATGGGGATCCTTTTCGACGTCATCCAGCGCAAGGGCGCCTACTTCCAGATCGAGACCGGGGAGTACGACGACAAGGGCAAGCCGGTCCTGCGCTGGCAGGGCAAGGACCCCATGCTCGACCACATCCGCCAGGACCTGGACCTCCAGGAGTCCCTGTACGAGAAGATCCTCGTCGCCTCCAAGAAGGTCGACGAACGGTCCATCTCCGAAGAGGACCTGGACGCCGCCGAGACGGCCGGCAAGAAGACCGTCAGCCGGCGGCCCAAGCCCGAGGACGAGGCGCTTAATACCGAGGCCGCCTGATGGTGGCCCTGCTCTCCCTCCTGGCCTTCGCGGCCGTCTACGTCGTGGTCCTCGGCGTCAGGTACTCCCGACGCCAGGACCGCTCCCACAAGAAGTTCCTGATCCTCGCCAACCTCCTGGAGAAGTCCTATGGCGGACATGCTGAAGAAATCCCAGAAGCAGGAGAGGCGGGGAGCGGAACTCCTCGGCGGGACGGTGAACGCGGGTAGCGGAAACGGATGGGTCCGCAAGAACGACGTACGGACCCCCGAGTACTCGGTCGAGTACAAGGTCACCGGCAAGAAGCAGTACGCCCTCAAGGACGCAGAACTACAGACCGCAGAGAAACAGGCCCTCCTCGACGGCAGGGAAATGCTCTTCGGGATCCAGATGGACAGCGGAAGGACCTGGATCGTGATGAGCGAGGAAACATTCCTCACGCTTAATACCAAGGCGTTCCCCGACGTCGACCCCGACGAGGTGCTGTCGTGGTAATGCACCTGCGGATGAACGCCCCCGAGTGGGACGGCGGAGGCAATCCCAACAAGGAAGCCTCCTGCCGGAAGTTCCGGCCGACGAGAGACCACGACGACTTCTTCGGTGACGGCACCGGAGAAGAGTCCGAGGCCAAGCACATCTGCAACGGCACCTATACCGCCAGGGTGTGCCCCCTGCGCGAACAGTGTCTGTCCTTCGCACTGATCAACAACGAGCACTACGGAGTCTGGGGCGGCCTGACCGTCCTGGAGCGGGCCTACATCAGGAGGTTCGTCCCCAAGAACGAATGGAGTTACGACCGTGCCCCGAGCCGGGAGGACATCGAAGCCGTCTGGCCAGACCGGCTCCCGCCGGAAGACGACGAAGCCGACGGGGAAGATGGCGCAGTTGGCGGAGACGAAGAAGAGCACGTCCCTGCTGCTGGGTGACATCCACAGGCACCTGCTCGACCAGCACGGCAAACCGACTGACCGGCGCCAGGACATCATCCACCCCTCGGAGATGGCCAAAGCCGACTGGTGCCCCCGCCAGACCTACTACAGGCTGGCGGGGGTTTCCCCCGAGAAGGGCCGCTCCTTCTCCGCGCAACTGGAGGGCGTCTTCGCCGAGGGTCACATGATCCACGCGAAGTGGCAGAAGTGGCTCCAGGACATGGGCCGGCTGTGGGGCAAGTGGCGCTGCGGTGAGTGCGGCTGGACGAGGGTGGCGACCGGCGGTGTCCTGCACTGTGAGCACTGCGACGCCCGCCAGCACCTGGAGTACCGCGAGGTACCCGTCGAGGCCGAGGCGGAGTTCCTGATCGCCGGCCATGAGGACGGCGCCATCGAGGACCTGAAAGCCCTCGTCGAGATCAAGAGCATCGGCCTGGGCACCGTCCGGTTCGACAACCCCGAGCTGCTGAAGCAGTTCACGGTCAAGACGGAGGACGGTAAGACGGTCGTCGATCTGGACGGCTTGTGGAAGGCGCTGCGGCGTCCCTTCGGCAGCCACATCCGACAGACCCAGATCTACCTCCGGCTGTGCCAGGAGATGGGCCTTGACTTCGACAAGGTGATCTTCCTCTACGAGTACAAGGCGACGCAGGCGACCAAGGAGTTCGTCGTCAAGTACAACCCGGAGATCGCCGAGCCGCTGTTCGAGACCGCCCTCGACATCAAGTACGCCCTGAAGAAGGGCAAGCCACCGCCGCGGCCGGACTTCTGCGGCCAGGACAAGAAGGTCTGCAAGACCGAATGCCCGTTCTTCACCCACTGCTGGGAGACCACCACCAATGACACGAGCGGTAGCACGGAAGGGCTGGGAAGCAGTCCAGACCCCCAGCCAGAAGGCGATACGCCGGATGGAGCGGGACGACCTGTACCTGCCTCCGAAGCCGGAGGGAGACGCCCCCGAACTGCCAGCGGATCCCACCGAACTCGCCGACGGCGAACTGATGAGCCTGTTCGCCAGGACGACAGCGTGGGTGGAGTACACGGGCAGCCGGCTGGCAGCAGCGGAGGTGGACGAAAAGTCCTGCGGCGACACACTCGAAGCACATAAGGCCCTGTCCGCCGTCCGCAACGCCGGCCAGAAGACCGTCACGCAGGCCAAGGCGATGGCCTACGAGGACCCGGAGTACGTCGAAGCCCAGGATGCTAAGACGGCCGCGTACGCCTACCGCAAGATGCTCCAGGCCCTGCACAACAGCGCCGAGCTGCGCAACACCCTCCTGTCCCGGGAACTGACCCGCCGCGTCGGCCGTGGAGACCGCGAGGCACGCGCAGGACGGATGAACGCATGAGGACCGTACGCCGCAAGGCGACGCGCATGGAGCAGCCCCGGCCGCCGTGGGAGTGGCGACCCTCCTTCCGGGCCGGGGCGCCCCGGACATGCCTGTCCAACCACCGTGAGCCGGTCTACATCCGGCGCGGCGAGAGCGTGTACAAGGCGGGTCAGTTCGACTGGCTGCTGCGCCTGTACCAGCACGTCGGCGTCTCGGAGCAGTCCGTCCGGTGGCAGGGCTATGTGCTGTACGACCTGGAGTACGAGGTTCCCGTAATCAGGTTGTCAAGCGATTGGTTGGAGTACGTTGACAACCCTCGGAGAATGGTGTTTCGTATCAGCAAGAAGGAAGCCCTCGCCGCCGGAGGGGAGATCGAGACCCCGGACGGCCCCCGCTTCGCAGTACCACTCACCGCCTACACAGCCCACGAAGGGGACTGACACCACATGTCGCTTAATACCTTGGCCGCGCCGGCGGCCGTCACCTTCCGCAACACGATCACCGCGACGCTCGATACCGACAACATCGCCGGCTCGGACGCGAAGATCTGCCAGGCCGCCCGCGTCTCCACCGTCGGGTCGGCCGCGGCGGAGACCAAGCAAGCCAAGGGCCTGATCAACTACCTGATGAAGGGCCGCCACGGCAGCCCCTTCGAGCACGGCCAGATGTCCTTCCTCGTCGAGGCCCCGATCTTCGTAGCCCGCGAGTTCATGAGGCACAGGATCGGCTGGAGTTTCAACGAAACCAGCGGCAGATACCGGGAGTTGGAGCCGGTCTTCTACATGCCTCCGGCGCACCGCCCGCTGGTCCAGGTCGGCAAGGCCGGCGAGTACTCCTTCGAGCACGGCACCGAGCAGCAGTACCTGTCGGTCGAGCACTCCTTCGGTGTCATCTACCGCGCCGCGTACAGCCACTACCAGCAGATGCTCAGCGATGGCGTCGCCCGCGAGGTCGCCCGCAGTGTCCTGCCGGTCGGCATGTTCACCTCCTTCTACGCCACGGCGAACCCCCGCTCGCTGATGCACTTCCTCAGCCTGCGGACGAAGAGCGAGTTCGCCACCTTCCCCTCCTTCCCGCAGGAGGAGATCGAGCGGGTCGCCATGGATATGGAGGCTGCCTTCGCCGAGCACTTCCCGCTCACCTGGGAGGCGTTCCTGGAAAACGGAAGGGTCTGCCCGTGAGTCCTCGACCGAAGGACGACCGCCCGACGGCCATCGCCCTGCTGACCATCCTCGCCGTCCTCGTTTCCCTGGGGATCTGGGCGTGGACGTCCGCCCCCTGCGGGATATGGAAGTTCGAGAAGGCCGGAGAGGTACCCGCGCGGTGCCTGATGCACCGATGAACACCTGGATCATCATCGGCGTCACCGCCGCCTTCACCCTGGCCCTGCTGTTCACGGCATGGTGCGCGATCGAACTGCGCACCAAGCTCGACCAGGCGACCCTCCAACTGTTCAGCGAACGCAAACACCGGCGGGACATCGAGGAGCGACTGTCCAGGACCGAGCACCGCGTCGCCGACTTCGTCGCCAAGGTCTCCCCGCTCATCGCGAAGACCGACTGGATGACCGGCAGGTGGCACGGACAGTTCCAGACCCTGGTGCACCTGGAGAACAAGCGCAACGCCGCTGTCGACACCGCGCGCCGGGCCCTGGGGGACATCCCCATGATCAAGAAGAACCCGCTCAACCCCACGCCCTACACACCGAAGGACACCGACCAGTGAACACCTCCACCGCGCCCGTCGATGACGACACCGAGATCGTCCTGTCCTGGCTCCCGCAGTACATCGGCCTGCACGGCCATGCCGGAGTCGGCAAGGACACCGTCGCCAAGACCCTGGAGAAGTACGGCTACACCCGCGTCGCCTTCGCCGACCGGCTCCGCGAAGCCCTGTACGTCCTCAACCCGGTCATCCTCTTCCACCCCTCCGGCGACGACCAGCGAGTCCAGGACCTGGTGGACCGCCACGGCTGGGAGAAGGCCAAGCGCGACTACGAGGAGATCCGCCGGATGCTCCAGGTCCTCGGGACGGAGGTCGGTCGCGAGATGATCGACCAGAACGTGTGGGTCAACTCCCTCTTCAAGAACCTGGAGGAGGACAAGCGGTACGTCTTCACCGATGTGCGCTTCGTCAACGAGCACCACGCCATCGACTCCCGCCTGGGCCTGCTCATCAAGATCGAACGGCCCGGCACCGAGCCGGCCAATGACCACAAGAGCGAGCAGGGCCTTCCGGACCAGTGGTTCGACGCCACGATCGTCAACAACGGAACGCTGGAGGACCTTAATACGAAGGTCCGCGAGATCCTGCACCTCGCGTGACCACCCCCAAACCCTGCAAGGACTGTGAGCCCGGGAGCAAGCGCAAAGCGCCCAATCCCGGACCGCGGTGCGCCACACACTGGCGCGAGGAGAAGGAGCGGCGCAGCAGGGTCGCCCACGAGAAGCGCGTACAGACCACGTACGGACTCGGAGACGGGGACTACGACACCCTTTACGCCGCCCAGGGCGGGAAGTGCGCGATCTGCCGGCGAGCCACCGGGGCAACCCGGCGCCTCTCGGTCGACCACGATCACAAATCGCTGCTCGTGCGAGGTCTCCTGTGCCGGCCCTGCAATGACATGCTCGGCCACTCCCGGGACGACCCGGAATTCTTCGCCCGCGCCAAGGGCTACCTCGAAAAGCCGCCCGCCCAGGAAATCCACCTCTGGTACGCCCCGGAGTAACAACTAGAGGCGCAGCAGGCCCCAGGTGAAGGAGTTCTCGCCCTGGGGCCTGTTGTCATTAACACAAGGTTCCCGCGTCTCCGTATTCTCGAATTGTGATCAGAATCGGACACACAGGAGTCACCAATGGGAGTCCAGTACGACGACGAGGGGACCAGTAACGAGGTCGTCCTGCGCGTCAAGAGTTCTTCGAGCGCCGCCAGCGTGGCCAGCGCCCTCTCGCACGCCGTCTACGACGGTAAGCGCGTCGCACTCCGGGCCATCGGCGCCGGCGCGGTGAACCAGGCACTGAAGGCAATCGCCATCGCCAACAGTTTCGTCGCGCCCCGTGGAATCATGCTCGACTGCCGTCCGGGATTCACCACGGTGACCACGCAGGATGCCGGGGATATCTCCGCTCTTCTGCTGCGTATCATCGTCCGCTGACGTTCCAATCAACTCCCTTCTCGTCTTTACACTGGATTTGATCCAGTGGAGGAGAAATGAATGGTGTGTCGGACGGGCGGAACAGCTCGTTCTCGACGGGTGCATTTGAGACAAAGTATCCGACGGTGCAGCCGATCCGTACTAAGCGGTTTACCCCGACTTCCGTATTCGACGAAACCCAGGTGCGCGGCTCCTCTAACGGTCTGGGATCCGAGGACTACGACAGGCGTCGCATCGGCGGAGGATCGGCTCCTTCTCTCAACGGTGCCTCCTCGCAGACCTACGACAGCCGTCTGTGGATCGACAAGAACCCTTACCGCACCCTCGGCGGCTAACCCAAGGAGCCAGCAGTGGCGAAGAAGAAGAGCGACATCGTGACCACGGACAACCCGGGGTTGCGTCCGACCATGGGCACCGACGCCTCCCGGCTCGCCAACGTGGCCAAGCCGATCAAGGGCCGGTCCGTGGCGAAGAAGAACCAGGCCAAGGGTGGCTTCCTGGAGTCCGCGACGGCCAGCCACCGCCCCACGGTCCTGGAGCGCAACGGCGCCTCGCTGCGGCCGACGGCGACCCTGTACGCGGCGAACGCGGCCGAGGCTGGCGTGGTCCAGCGCAACGTCGTCACCGTCCCGAGCGCCCTCGGCAACCGGGACTTCTACCTGCGTCGCCAGTACCGCCAGGGCATGTGAGCAGGTAGCCACCATGTCCAGTAACTGGCAGTACCTGCCACCGATGGGCATCGGGCAGCCGGGCGCTCCAGTGCGCGCGAACGGTGGAGCCGGAACAGACGGCCTCACCTTCCGCGACCCGCTGGACGCCCGGCGCGCTGCTATGGGCGCCCGTACGCCCTCGGCGGAGTACCCCGACGGCTACCTCGGCACGATCAACGACCGCCGCCAGGACCGGCTCATGCAGGGCGTGCAGAAGCGCCTGACCGACCGCAGCTATCAGCGCGGCGTCCACAAGCACGACGTCATCGACCGGTCCGACTACTTCTGGCCGGACGCAGGGAGCGTCAACCCGCAGGCCGGCCTCGTGTACCAGGCCAAGGGCCTGAAGTGGACTGCCAGCGGCGACGTCACCGAGCGCCTGGCCCACATGGGCAAGAACGCCGCGCTCTCGCCGGCCGAGATGGGCGCGCTCCAGGAGAAGTACGGCGTCGCCGAGGTGATGGCCGACATCGACCCCGTGCGCAGCGAGCGGCTGAAGAAGCTCCTGCCATCCGCATCCCCGTACAACTCACCCGATCAGTGGAGGTAGGCCGATGGCCGCCGCGAAGAAGACACCGGCCCAGAAGGGTGCGGATACGCGCAAGTACAACGCGGAGGTCAAGGAGGCCAACGCCAAGCGTGAGACGTTCGAGGCCTCCAACCCGACGGGCAAGACCAACCCGCCGGTCGGCCGCATGGACGGCATCCGCCAGCAGGTCGGCAAGGCGTACGACAACGTCCCCATCAAGCACCTGTACCGGACGCTGGGGTACAGCGACCACTCCCCGAACCTGCACGGTCAGCAGGAACTGGAGGGCCCGGCGGGTTCAGATGTCTGGCACGGCCAGCACACGATGAACCCGACCCGGGACATGATGCCGACCCCGCGGCGCTGGGAGGAGTTCGCCCCGCACGAGCAGGCCCGCGTGATGCGCTCGGCCGCGAAGTTCGGCGTGACCCCGGACTCGGCGCACAAGGCGCTGGCGGCCCAGGTCGACCAGGCGTACGCGACCGAGGGCGGTCACCACGACTCGTTCTACGCGCCGGAGAAGGAGTTCACCCGCAATGGCTCGCGCACCCCGCGCAACGAGCTGCTGCACTCCGCGAAGAAGAACGGCGTCACCCTGGCCGTCCAGGCCGCTGCGAACGCGGCCACGTCCCCGAACAACACCTTCGTGCAGCGCGACAGTGCCACGGGCAAGGCCCGCTTCCCGAACAACGAGGCGGCCGACCACGCCATCCAGTGGGCGCAGTCGGGGAAGACCGGCGCCGAGTACGAGAAGCACAAGGACTACTACGTTCCCAACGAGGACAAGGTCGATCGGACCATCCGCAAGAGGAACGGCCAGACCGCGACGACGCGGGAGAAGCGCCCAGACGACCCGCGCAAGTACCCGGTTCAGGGCTACCCGCGAAACCACGCGAAGGCCGTCGATGCCGTGACCAAGGTCCTCGGCGGGACGCAGGTGCGGGACGCGTGGCCGAACAAGGGCGACAAGGTGTCCGCGTACCACAACTCGTTCATCGACCCTCACGGCTCCAGCCAGTTCTGGGTGTCGGACACGCACTCCGGTGGTGCGGCCATCGCGCCCCACCTGCCGAAGGAAGGCTCCGGCTCCCAGGCCGCCTACATGGGCATCAAGGGCATCCACGCGTTCAACGACCACATCGCCCGGAACGTGATGAAGGAGCGCGGCCTGAATTCGATCTCGAACATGCAGTCCGCGCAATGGTCGGCGAACAAGCGGTACACGGGCGACAGTACAGACGACGCCCTGAATTCGTACGGCACCGGCCACCAGGAACACAGCGGGCTTAATACCTCGGTCCATCCGGACCAGGGTCATTTCGAAGAAGGCGGAAACACCGCGTCCGCGCGAGGCATCATCCCGTCCAGCCGCGACGTGGCCGCCGCTGTACGAGGACGCCGTAAGTAAGCCATGCAGAACGCGGATTCCGTCTACGACAGGACGCATCCGTGGGACTCTCTCCCCGAGCGAATTCTCACGGATGCTCTGTCGGTTGCAACCATTCCGGGCGATGTGCTCGCGCTTCAGAGCGCACCGCCCCCGGTCGTCCGGCCTCTGTTTCCACCGAGGTTCGGATACAGGGACACGGCTCTCGGAATCGAGGACGTGCTTCAGGTGAACAAGACCTATCCCTCCCCTTCGAATTCCTATACCGGAACACAGGGTGGCTACTCTGGTAGTTCACGGTCAACCATCGGGGGCTTTTGATGTCCAAGCACAAGACTCACCGTGCCGACGACAAGCGCCGTGCCGGAATGTCCGACAACGTGCGCTGGAAGGCGCAGCAGGGCTCGACCGGATCGGCGAAGCCGCTTGTCGGCCTTTTCAACGACCGGCGTGACGGCAAGAACGGCAACGGAAAGCGAGCGAAGTAATGGCCTACCCCACGGCGCGTTCGATGAACGCGGAATTGAACGAGGGCGCCACCGACGGCAAGTACAAGAAGATCGTCGTCGACCGCGGTGGTCTGGGTGTTGCGAACTCGGCCACCGTCCGGGCCCGCGTCGATCTGAGCGACGTCTGGTACGGCCGCCACGAGGACCTGGTGAAGGTCCGCCCCGACGGTCAGCCGGTCCAGACCCCGAACTACGTACAGACCCCTCCGAGCCAGGCAGGATTCTGATGTCCCTCCACGGAGTCGACCTCTCCAACAACAACGACAACACCCATATCGCCAGCGCCATCGCCAGCAAGAACAACGCGTTCATCTTCGCCAAGGCCTCCGAAGGCCAGCACACGGGCGACGCGAAGCACGCCGCCATCGTCAAGTCGGTCCGGGCCGCGAAGAAGGCGCTGGGCCACTACCACTTCGCCCACCCGACCCAGGACCCGATCACCGAGGCCAAGCACTTCCTGTCCGCTGCCGGCGCGCTGCCAGGCGAGGCACTGGCGCTCGACCTGGAGGCGTCGGAAGGCACCTGGCACCAGCGGCTCGACTACGCGCTCAAGTTCCTGGCGTACGTGAAGTCCAAGACGAAGGCCGCGCCGCTCTTCTACACGTACACCTCGTACATCACCGGCATGCTGGGTGTGGCCACGGCCGCGCAGGCCAAGGAACTGCATTCCTACCCGCTGTGGGTCGCCGACCCGAACCACCCCGCCGGCCACCCGGCCATCGGGGGCTGGGCGACGTGGACGGTGCACCAGTACGCCATCACCGGCGGCCTGGACCAGAACGTGCTGAACGGGGACCTTAATACCTGGAAGGCGCTGGCCATCCCGGCCGCCGCGCCTTCGAAGCCCGCTCCGGCCCCGGTCCCGTCGAAGCCCGCCCCGGCTCCCGCGCCTGCCCCGGCTCCGGCTCCGGCTCCTGCGCCTGTGAAGGCGTACAGCGTGGTCGTCTTCGGTACCGGCTCCGACGCCTTCACGGCTGCGGCTGCCGCGGAGGCGTTCAAGCCCAAGGGTGCGGTCGCCACGGCCCGCCTCGATGTGGCGCAGGCTGCACTGAAGGCCGGCGACCAGGTCATCGCGGTCGGCGGGCCGGCGAACACGGCGATCGGCTTCACGCACGCCAAGAACGGCACGGTCGCCATCTCCGGCAAGCAGGTCGCGGTGTCCGGTGCCACGGCCGGCGACACGTACGTGCTGCTGGGCCGCTACCTGGCCACCGGCAAGTAACGCGTTCTGCAAACGGCATCCCGGTTACGTCTTTTGAAGGCGTAACCGGGATGCTATTGTTTTGACGGTCAGCAACCCCCCGAGGAAGGACACCCGTGAGCGAGCACGTACGGCTCCTGCTCTGCAAGACCTGCGGCAGTCTCGAAGACCTGCCCGACTACGAGGGCGACCCCAGCAGGGACCACCTCCTCGAAGCCCTGGTACGCAAGCACCCCGACCACGTAGCGCACCCGCTGATGCGCGTCGAGAAGAAGCACTGGGACAGCCCCTCCACCCGGGACTCGATCATCGCGAAGATCCGCGAGAACACGGGCCACACGGGCCTCGACCCCGCGTTCTACAACGCCAAGAGTGCGTTCCAGGAAGACGCCCACGCCTGCTGGCAGAAGCACTTGCGCAACCCCGGCTGCAACGACTACAAGTCCGCCAGCAAGAGGCTCACGCCGGACACGGCCGCCGAACGCAAGGCCGCCGGCCTCCCGAAGTACCGCTCGGCCCAGGACCGCTACCTCTGCGAGTTCTGCCCGGTACACAGCCTGGTCGTGCAAGCCGCTCGCGAGAAGGCCGGCCTCTACAAGTAACCCCACTCGAAACACACTTGGAGCACAACATGAGCAGCATCCCGATCCTCGGCCAGACCAGCACGCCGCTTAATACCGGCGACCTCACCACCGAGCAGCGCGAGCGCCTGGCCGCCATGGCCGACGAGAACCCGCCGACGGAGGACGAGGTCGGCACCCCGGTCACCACCGCGTTCATCGTCACCGTCGGCCTGGACGGCGCAGTCGTCGCCACCGCCGACCTCACCGAGAAGTACGTCCCCCGCCGCGGCGCCACCCCGGACGACATCTACGGCGCGGCCTCCGTCGTCCTCAAGGACATCGCCTCCATGGAGACCGCCCAGCGCACGCAGCAGGCCATGATGATGATGGGCCAGGCCATGCAGCGCCAGGCCGAAGAGGCCCGGCTGCGCTCCTCCCTCAAGATCTGAGCGGAAATACCAACTACAAAGGCCCCGGATTCCATTCCGTCCCGGATCGGATTCTGGGGCCTTTCCCTATTCCAGCTAGAATCGAAACCATGGCCGGATACGAGTTCTACCTCAATCGAGCAATGACCCAGGGACCCCAGCCCGACATTCACTCGGGCGCCTCCGGGTATTTCAGCACGCCACAGAGCGGACTCGACCCGCACATTTTCGACGGCGACCACATCAAGCCTGACGTCCGCGACCACATCCTCGGCGTCCTTAATACCTACCTCGACGCCCACTACCAGGGCGTCCGTACCTGGTGTGCCGCCTGGCTGGCCGGCTCCGGCATCTCCTTCCAGTGGGCCGGCGACCGTGGAAACGGTGACCTCGACGTACTCTTCGGGATCGACTTCCCGAAGTTCTACGAGATGAACCCGACCTATCAGGGAATCTCCGAGACGGAATTCTCCGACCTGCTCAACCACGACCTCAAGAACAACCTGTGGCCGCGCACCGCGCAGACCGATTATCACGGGCAGACCTACGAGGTCACCTATTACCTGAACCCGGGAACTACCTCCCAGTCGATCGCCGCCATTCACCCGTACGCGGCGTACAACCTCACGCGCGACCGCTGGGACATCCGCCCGCCGGCCCTGCCCGAGCACCCCCGCAGCCTGTACGCGAAGGAGTGGTGGGACGCCGTGGACGACGAGAAGGCCCACGCAGGCGTCCTCGTCGACCGCTACACCAAGCTGCGCTCGATGCTGGCCAGCGCCCGCCCCGACTCCTCGACGCACAAGAACCTGATCACCTCGCAGCGCATCGTCGTCCAGCAGGCCAAGTCCCTCTTCGACGACATCCACCTCGGCCGGCGCGCGGCCTTCGCGCCGGGAGGACGGGGCTACGGCGACTACTACAACTTCCGCTGGCAGGCACACAAGGAAGCAGGGACCGTCCAGGCCCTGTCCACCCTCGCCACAGCGGACGTCGAGGCCCGCAAGGCAGAGGAGACCGACACGTACGGGGCTCCACTCGACGACGCCGCCACGGCCCTGGCCAAGGCGGCCTTGTGGAACACCCCCTACCGGAGGTCGTAATGGCCAACCCCTCCAACGGCCCGCAGTTCGAGCAGACCCAACTCCCGGTCCCGCGCGACACCCGGACCCAGCAGTCGAAGAAGCAGACCCAGTTGCGCGCCCAGTACCACCTGACGCGAGACACCCCGCTGCACCTTCAGACGCACTACCCGCCCGGGAAACTTAATATCTCGCATCCCGCTC